CCGCCTGGGTTGAGATGCCGCGGAAGCAGGGCAAGTCGACGCTGTCGTCCGGGCTCGGGCTGGTTCTGCTCGTTGCTGACGGGGAGCTCGGGGCGGAGGTGTACGCCGCGGCAGGGGCGAAGGCACAGGCCAGGATCGTGCACGAGCCGGCCAAGCAGATGGTCCGGTGGTCGCCGGCCCTGTCCGGGAAGCTCAAGGTCCTCGCCGACGTCATCACCGTTCCGGGTACCGGCGGGATCTTCCGGGTCGTGTCCTCGATCGCTGACCTCGCGCACGGCCTCAACCCGTCGGGCGCGGTCATCGATGAGGTCCACGTCCACAAGTCCCGGGACCTGATCGATGCGCTGGAGACCGGCACGGGCGCCCGGGAACAGCCGCTGATCGTGTTCATCACCACCGCCGATGAGGGCGACGAGTTCTCGGTGTACGCCGAGAAGCACACCTACACGATGCAGGTGGCCTCCGGGGCGGTCGATGACCCGACGCACTACGGGGTGATTTGGGCCGCCGAGGAGGGTGACGACCCGTTCGATGAGGCGACCTGGGCGAAAGCGAACCCGGGGCTCGGACTCACGGTCCAGATCGACTACCTCCGCAAGGAAGCCCGCAAGGCGAAGGCCTCGCCGAGCTACCGGCCGACGTTCGAGCGCCTACACCTCGGGCTGCGCCGCCGCTCGGTCGCCAAGTTCCTGGAGCTCCCCCGCTGGGACCGGGCTGCCGGCACTTGGACCGAGGACGACTGGAAGGGCCGCATCGCCTATGGCGGACTCGACCTGTCCTCAACGACCGACCTCACCGCGTTCGCGCTCGTCGCCCATGACGATGACGACGGCTGGCTCGCGGACACCCTGTGCTGGCTCCCGGAGGGTTCGCTCGAGCGGGTCGAGGCCCAGTGCCACGTTCCCCTGTCGCGGTGGGTGAAGGAAGGTTGGCTGCTCCTCACCGAGGGCGACGTCGTGGACTACCGGAGGGTGCGGGCCGACATCGCGAAGCGGGTCGCCCAGCTCGGCTGTCGGGTCGCTGAGATCGGCTACGACCCGTTCGCCGCGACCGAGACCGTCCAGTACCTCGCCGATGAGGGGCACACCCCGGTCCCGATCCGCCAGACCTACCTGTCGCTGTCGCCGCCGACCAAGGCGCTCGAACGGCTCGTGCTCGGCTCGACCGCCAAGAAGCCGCTCTACCGGCATCGAGGCCACCCGGTTCTGCGATGGATGGCCGACTGCGTCGATGTCGCCCGCGACGCGAACGACAACATGAAGCCAGCGAAACCGGACCGGTGGAAGTCCTCGAAACGGATCGATGGCATCGCCGCCCACATCAACGCTCTCGCCCGCGCGCTGGTGCACGAGACGCCAATCGAGCTGCCCATGCCCGACATCTTCTGAGTTGGCATGGTCGCTTGGGACTTGTCCCAAGTGGAACACTGTCCACGATGGAACGAAAGTTCGCCGGTCTCGTGCTCATCGCCGCGGGTGTCGGGCTCACGCTGGGCCCGGGGTTCGCGCTGATCACGGCCGGTGTCGGCCTCTGGGTGACCGGCCTCGACCTGGAGGCGCTGAGGGCGTCGGCGGCCGGCTGGGCCGGGCGGCTCTGGCTCCGGGCCCGGGTGGTCGCCGCCGCGGCACCTCGGCACTCCGCAGCTGCCGCGATGGTCGCTGTCGGCGGGCTCGGACTCACGGCCGCCGCGGTCGCCGCGGTCGGGGTGTGGGCCGGACTCGCGACCCTCGGGGGACTGAACGTGGTCATCGGCGCGGTGCTGGGCTGGGACTGAACACGTGGGCTGGCTGCATCCGACCGGCGCGAAGGACCTCCCGAACATCATCTCAGTCGACCCCTTCGGGACCGGGTTCAACGGGCGCCCCAACGGCGACGGGATGCTGTTCCCCGATTCGAGCTACGAGTCGTACGCCCGTAACGGTTTCGGCCGCAATGAGCTCGTTTACGCCTGCATCATGGAGAAGGCCCGCTGCTTTCCCCAGGGTGTTCTTCGGGTCTACCCGGACGGCCCCGGCGACCGGAGGGCCGAGCCGCTCAACGATCACCGCCTACGCCGGCTGATCGCCCAACCCAATCCCGTCACCAACGAGGTCGAGTTCGAGCAGCTGTCGATCGTCTACCTCGACCTGTCGGGGAACTGCTATTGGCTCATCATCCGAGGCCGCGATGGTCTCCCCAGCGAGCTATGGCCGATCCGCCCGGACCTGATCCGCATCATCCCGTCGGCACGTGACCCGCGGGTCTGGGCCTACGGCTACGTCGTTGACCCGACCTCGGGGAGGTTCAGCGGCGCCGACGTCATCCCGGTTTCCCGACGGGACATGGTCCACCTCAAGTACCCCAACCCGCTCGACATGTACTTCGGGCAGGCGCCCCTCCGGCCCGCGACTCGGGCGGTCACCGTCGACAACGCACGGACGGACTTCGTAGACACGCTGCTCCGCAACGACGCCGTCCCGCGGGTGGTCGTCAAGACCACGCAAGAGATCGATGAGAAGGTCACCGAGCGCCTTGAGGAACGGTGGATGCGCAAGTTCGGTGGCGCCAACCGGGGCCGGCCCGCCTTCCTGCAAGTCGGCATGGACGTCGAGGTGCTCGGCCTGAACTTGGACGAGCTTCAGTTCGGCGACATGTCCGGCATCACCGAGGCCCGCATCTGCTCCGCCATGGGTGTTCAGCCGATCCTGGTCGGCGCCAAGGTCGGCCTTGACCGGTCCACGTTCGCGAACTTCAAGGAAGCGAAGGCCGCTTTCTGGGAGACCACCCTCATGGACCTACAGCGGCTCTGGTTCGGTGGCATCACGACCCAGATCCTTCCCGAGTTCCTGGGGGTCGGCCGCCAGCGGGTCGCGTTGCGCTGGGACAACTCGGAGGTCCTCGCCCTCCAGGAGGCCGAGACCGACAAATGGGAGCGAGCCACCAACGCGCTCGCTCGAGGTGGGATCACGCAGAACGACTTCCGGCGCGTCGTCGGGCTCGACCCGGTCCCCGGAGGCGACGTGTTCCTGATCGGAGCGGGCGTCACCCAGACCCCCGCCTTCCCGGGCGTCCAACCCGGAACGCAGCCGGCCGACGACGACCAGGGCGACGACGGCGAGCAGGGCGACGACCAGGGCGACGGCGACCGCAACGACGGGATGCCACTGACCGAGGCCGCGAGCTACGCCGAACGGTTCCTGTCCCAGCACCGAGGTTCCACCAACGGATCACGACCCCTGGCGTCACAGGGAGGTCAGCGACGATGAGGACCAAGAGCACCGCCTACATCGAGTGGAAGGCGGGCACCGACCCCGGCGAGCTGGAGGGCTACGCCTCCGTGTTCGGCAACGTCGATGAGGTCGGCGACGTCGTCAGGCCCGGCGCGTTCAAACGCACCATCGACCATTGGCGCAAGTCGTCACAACCGATGCCGCTGATCGCGGACCATCAGATGAGCACCGATGGCGTCGTCGGCTCGATCTCTGGCCTCGCCGAGGACCAGCGCGGGCTCCGGTTCAAGGCCCGGTTCTCCCGGTCGGAGAAGGCCCAGCGGCTCCGCCAAGACATCCTCGATGGCCACATCCGCGGGACCTCGTTCACCTACGAGGTCATGCGCGACAGCCCCGGGACCGGCTCGGTCGCCGGTAAGGCCGTGCGCCGGTTCCTCGACGAGCTGCGCCTGTTCGAGATCACGATCTCGCCGTTCCCGATCAACCCGATGGCCGGGGTCACCGCCGCGAAGGCGGTCGTGGACCAGCCATGGGACGGCGACGCCGCCCGGTTCACGCCCGAGCAGTGGCGCAAGTCGTGCCTCATCGACACCGGTCAGGGCGACGTCGACAGCAAGGCCCGGTACAAGCTCCCGGTCCGGGAACCGAACGGCGACGTCAACCGCAACGCCCTCGGGTCCGCCGCCGGGGCGCTGGCCGGCGCCCGCGGTGGCCTGACCGACGTGTCGTCCGACGTGATGCAGAAGGCGGCCCGGTCGCTCATGAGCCTCTACGGCGAGGCCGACATGGACCCACCCGAGCGGGTCCGCACGATCGCCGGCGCCGGCTCCTCCTCGATGGCCGAATGGATCGAGTCCATGCAACACGCCGTCGCGATCACCAACCCCTACGCCCGCAAGGCCGCCATCGATGAACTCGTCGCGGTCTACGACCCGGGCACCGACGATCTGGCACCCGGCACGGGGGACGCCCCTGCCACTGCCAGCGACACCACTGACAACGGTGGGTCGCCTCCCGATGACGCCTACGCGGTGTCATTCCTCAGCGGCCGGTCCGACGGGACGGCCACCGGAGACCCGCAGTCCGCACTCCCCGGTCCCCTCGCCGAACTCGACCAACAGCGCTCGAACGCAGAGATCGACGCCCTGGAGGCCGAGCTCCGATCAGCCCTGGAGGACTGATGGCTGAGCAATACAAGACGCTGATGGAAAAGGCCATGTCGTGTCTGCACATGGCCCGCGCCATCAACGACCGCTACCCCGACCCGACCAAGATGCCGGGCGAAGAGGTCGAGAACCGCAAGGCGCTGCTCCAGGAGGGCAACCGGCTGCGGCAGATGGCCGAGATCCAGAAGCAGCAAGACGAGCTGGAGGGCTGGGCCGCTGGTCCGCCCGATGACCACCCCGCGCTTGCTGCGATGGCGGCCGCGAACCACAGCAAGGCCGACACCGACGACGCGCTCGCCGCGGTGACCCGGGACCGCCAGACCAAGGCGTTCCTCCGGTGGTTCCGTGGGCAACGTCTCACCGACGAGGAGCAGAAGGCCCTCGACTACGTCAGCACCGAGGGCAAGGCCGCGCTCGTCGAGAACGCGACCGGCGAGGTCCTCGTGCCCCACGACATCACCGGGCCCATCTTCAAGGAACTTCCCCACCTCGGGACCTTCCGGGGAGCAGGCCCGCTGGTCCGGCGGACGACCTCGAACAAGGTCGATGTCCGGTCCCTGACCGGCGCCACCGCGGGCTGGGGGAAGCTGGAGGTCGGCTCCACGCCGGCCACCGACGTCAACGTGGTCCCCAACACCCCGGCCGACGTCATCGAGGTCCACGACCTGGTCGGCCTCTCGAAGGTCGGTGTGGACGAGCTCGCCGACACCGACGTCAACCTCGCGGCGCTCATCCAGCAGATCGTGGGCCTCCAGTTCGCCCAGATGGAAGACGACGCGTTCGCCAACGGCAACGGCACGTCCAAGCCGTTCGGGCTCGCCATGCGGGCGACGCAGGCCTCGCCGCTCATCACGCAGTCGGTGACCGCCGCGGGCGGCACCGTCACGGGCGACAACCTCAAGTCGCTTCCCTTCCAGGTCCCGACCGTCTACCGGCAGAACGGCGCCTTCTTCGTCGCCGATGACCTCGCGCTCGCGATGTCGCTGCTCAAGGACGCGAACTCGAACTACCTGTGGCAGCCCTCGGCGCGGGCCGGCGAACCGCCGACCTGGTCGGGCTACCGGGTGTTCACCCTGGAAGGGCTGCCCCGGATCGACTCGGGCAACTCGACGCCGTCGGGCATCTTCGGTGACCCGAACCTCGGCTACATGGTCGCTGACCGCCAGCAGATCAGCGTCCAGCGGCTCGATGAGCTGTACGCCGCGGATGGACAGGTCGGGTTCCTCTTCAAGCTGCGGGTCGGTGGCGACGTCATCCGGCCCAAGGCGTTCGCGAAGTACATCGTCGTCTGAGCGACGGGAGGTCCTCGGAATGAAGGTCAGGCTTCACGGTGGCGGGGTCTTCTACGGCCCCCACGGGGTCATGGAGTCCCACGCGCCCGGCTCGGTCATCGAGACCGACGACAGCGACCAGGTCGCCGTCGACTACTGGCTCGAGCGGGTCGATGCCGGTGCCGCCGAACTCATCGAGGAACCGGCCACCAAGACCAAGGCCAGCAAGGCCACCAAGGCCACGGCCAAGGCGAGCGACAAGGCAACGACCGAGGGCCAGCAGGGCAAAGGCTGAGCAGGTCGGGACCCGGTCCTCGCGGGGGTGACGGGTCCCGACCGCTCTACCACCCCCGCACAAACCCCCGCACCGATAGGAGCACCACCCATGAAGATCCTCTGGCACTCTGTCGCCCCTTGGGTTGGCACCGGCTACGGACAGCAGACCGCCACGTTCACACCCCGCATCCAAGCGCTAGGGCATGACGTCGCCATCTCCGCCTACTACGGGCTGAGCGGCTCCCAGCTCCGGTGGAACGGCCTGCCGTGCTACCCGGCCTACGAGGTCAGCTGGGGCAACGACGTCATCATCACCCACGCTCTCGATCACTTCGATGTCGAGGGCAAGACGTTCCGGGAGGCCGCGGCGTCCGGGCTCATCCTGACGCTCACGGACGTCTGGGTGCTGACCGCCCCGCTCCTGCCCGAGATGGCGGTCGCCGCGTGGGCGCCTGTGGACCACCTGGAGCTCCCGGGCATCACGCGGCGCTGGTTCCAACGGTCCGGCGCGCAGCCAATCGCCATGTCTCGGTTCGGAGAGCGCACGATGCGCGAGGCCGGCCTGTCGCCGCTGTACGTGCCTCACGGCATCGACACCCGGACTTTCCGCCCCGGTAACAAGGCGGAGGCACGCGAGAGGACCGGGCTCCCCGAGGACGCGTTCGTCATCGCGATCGTCTCGGCCAACGTTGGCAAGGACGGCAACCGCAAGGCGTTCGCCGAGCAGATCACGGCGTTCGCCGAGCTACGGCGCCGCCACAAGGACGCGCTGCTAGTCCTCCACACCGACGTTGCGAACCAGGCCGGCAACGACCTCCGCCGGCTCCTCGACCGGCTGCCCCCGAAGTCGTACATCTACACCGACCAGTACGCCTACCGCCGCGGCATCCCGCCCGAGGTCGTCGCCGACATCTACCGCAGCGCCGACATCCTGTCGAACTGCACATGGGGCGAAGGGTTCGGGGTGCCGGTGGTCGAGGCCCAGGCGTGCGGCACCCCCGTGGTCGTCACCGACGCCACGGCCATGATCGAACTGTGCGGCGCCGGCTGGCGGGTCCCGTTCACGCCGCTCTGGCACGAGATGCAGGACGCATGGGCCGCCATCCCTCACGTGCCCGCGATCATCGATGCCTACGAGGAGGCCTACGACGGCAAGGCGGAGCAGCTCCGGGACGACGCGGCAGCGTTCGGCGCCTCCTACGACGCCGATTTCGTGACCGACGAGTACTGGAAACCGACGCTCGACACCCTCACCGAGATGCTCGACCAGCGGGCCGAGGACGCCCGCAAGCCCCAGCGCCGGGCACCCAACGTCACCGAGGCCGACGGCCTCCTGTGGATCGACCGCGGGAAGGGAACCGAGGACAGCCTCGGGCCCAGCACCACGCACGAGGCCGCAGTCGAGCCGCTCCTCGCCGAGCTGATCCCCGAGGGCGGGATCGTGCTTGAGGTCGGCGCCCACGTCGGCCACTACTCGCTGCGGCTCGCCGACCGGGCCGCGCTCCTCATCGCCGTCGAGGCCAACCCGGACACCGCCTCGATACTTCACCGGAACCTGGTCATCAACGGGATCAACAACGTGCACGTCGTGCAGGTCGCGGCATGGGACGAATCGACCCGGCTCCGGCTGGAGGACCCGAACAAGATGACCGCCGGGGGCTCGACACGCACGCTCCCGGCTGAGGGCGGGCCGTGGCGTCGGGGACCAGAGGACGTGTGGCATGTCGGTCCGCCGCCGGCCGGCGAGGCCGTCGAGATCCTTGACGCCGATGAGGACGTGGCCAGCGGTGTGGTCGAGGTTCAGGCCGAGCCGCTCGATGAGGTCATCACCGAGCTCCCACGGCTCGATCTGGTGAAACTCGACGTCGAGGGCGCCGACCTCCACGCGCTGCGCGGCATGGCCAAGCTGCTCGCGACCCATCGACCGGTCCTGTTCATCGAGTGCCACGACTACTGCGGCTACTACACCCGGGCCGAGCTCGAACAGACCCTGACCGAGCTGGGCTACACCTGGACGACCGCGGTCACCTACCAGAGCCTGTGGTCCCCGGACGGCATCCTCGATGAGCCAGTGGCCGCGGACTATCTACGCTGTCTACCTGTGGGGGACATCGACCAGAAGTACAGCCGGATCGGCCGGGAAGCGGTCATCGAGCAAGGGGCCTCGCAGCTGCCCGACGAGCTGGCCGAGGCCCTCGCCGTGGTCGCCGGCATCGACCCCAAGGTCATCCTGGAGGTCGGGTGCGACCTCGGTGGCACGCTGTACGCCTGGCGGGAAGCGTTCCCCGAAGCGGCCGTGCTGGGCATCACGCTGGCCGATAACAGCTACGCGACCGGTGGGTCCGGAGACCACGTCGACCGCAGCCTCGACACCCACGGGGCGACCGTCCGGATCGGCGACTCCCACGACCCCCAGACCCGGCGATGGGTGGTCGAGGCGCTCGGCGAGCGGCCCATCGATGTGCTCGTGCTCGATGGCGATCACTCCCGCGGTGGGCTGTACGCCGACCTCGGGGACTACGGGCCGCTCGTGCGGCCCGGTGGCCTGATCCTGCTGCATGACATCGCCAGCCTCGGCGACCCCCGGACCGAGGTGCACCAGGTCTGGCCCGAGCTCGCCGACCGCTACGAGACCAGCGAGATTCGCTCACCGATCCGGCACTACGGCTGGGGCATCATCCATGTCGGACCCGACGGCTGGCCGTCCACCACCACTGAGGCGACGTGACGCTCGCGACCCAAGTCGATGTGGAGGCCTCGCTCATGCGGGGCCTCACTGACACCGAGGCCAGCTACATCACCGAGCTACTCACCCGCGCCGATGGGCTCATCGCCGGCGAACTGCCCTACGTCAGCTTCTCCGGCACCGCCCGGTCGACCGCCACGATCCCGGGCTCGGACTCGTTCGAGGTCTGGCTGCCCGGCCGCCTGGTGACCGACGTCGTCAGCGTCGTACTCGATGGCGGCACGCTCGCCTACGGAACCGACTACGACTGGTCCGAGTTCGGTGACCTTGCCCGCACCTCCGGGAACAAGATCTGGCCGCGCACCTCGACGATCGACGTCGTGTGGGATTGGGGCATGGAGTCCCCGACACGGGACATCGTCACCGTCGCCGCCGACATGGTCGCCGCCGCCATCGGCAACCCCGACGGCAAGCGACAGGAGACCATCGGCCAGTACAGCTACACCCTCGCCGAGGCATCCGCCCGCCTGACGCTGCGCGACGACCAGCGCCGCATCTTGAACCGCTACCGGTTCCCGCGGTGACCTGATGCTGCCGGCCCACCTCCAACCCCACCGGGTGGTTGTGGTCCACCCAGCCGCTACGACGGACCCGGTCGCCGGCACGGTCTGGGACTACGGCAGCTCAGCGACCCGGAGCACCGTGGACGGATGGATGCAGGAGGACCAGGCAACCGAGACGTTCGCCGACGGCCGCGACGTCATGGGTCAGCGCTGGACACTCCTGACAAACTCCCTCACCATCGATGCGAACGACCGGATCGAGTGGGACGGGCACCCCGCGGGCTCCCAGGTGTTCACGGTCGATGGTCCACCCGCCCCGGTTCCCACACCACGTGGCCACCACCACCTGGAGGCGAGGCTACGGAAGGTCGAGGGCTGACATGGCCAACAACGTGCGGATCAAGATCATCCCCGGCGCCATCGATCGCCTGCTCAAGGAACCAGGCGTGCAGGCCGACCTCCGGCGCCGCGGCGAAGCGATCGCCGCTCGGGCCGGACCCGGCCACACCGTCGACCTCAACATCGAGTCACGCCGGGCCAGCGTGATCGTCGTCACCACCTCGTTCGAGGCGATGCAGGCCGAGGCCTCGCACCGCAACCTCACCCGAGCGGTCGAGGCCGGACGTGGCTGACCTCGCCGGCTCGCTTATCGTCTGGCTCCGGCCACTCATCGCCCCCACGGCGATCGCTGGCCGGGTGCCCCGCGACCTACCGGACGAGTTCGTGCTCCTCCGCCGTATCGGTGGACCGTGGGACTGGCCGGTTACCGACGTCCCCACCATCGGGGTCGAGTGCTGGGGTCCGACCGAGACCGCGGCCTACGACCTCTGCCACGACGTGCGGGCCCGGATCCACGGCCTCCAGGGCGGCACCGTGAACTCGATCGCCATCTACCGGGTCGAGGAGTTCGCCGGCCCCGCTCTGCTCCCCGACCCCAACCACGAGAACAAGCCGCGGTTCGTCGCCACGTACTCGATCCGCCACCGGGAGAACCTCGCCGTTCCAACGTGAGTCACTGTCTCACCTGGGACCTGGGGGCTACGCTCCGGCTGCGAGTCCCTAGCGAGCAGAGGAGCGAGACATGGTTCTTTCCGCCAGCCTTGTCGAGGTCGCAGCGACCGGCGCCATCTACATGAGCACCATCGGCGCCGTCGCACCAACCAACGCAACCGCCGCGTGGTCCACCGCCTGGAAAGACCTGGGCTACATGAACGAGGACGGGTTCACTGAGGACCCCAGCCTCGATAGCGAGGAGATCAAGGCCTGGCAGAACGGGGCGATCGTCCGCAAGGTGATCACCGGCTCTGGCCTGGACTTCTCGTTTACCGCCATCGAGACCAACCTCAAGACGCTCGAGCTGTTCTACCCCGGCTCGACCCTGGAGGCCGTCGCTGGCCCGCCCGTCGAGACCAAGGTCACCGTCAAGGTCCCCACCGCGGTGGACAAGGCGTTCGGGTTCGACGTCCTCGATGGCACCACCCGGATGCGGATCGTCGTGCCGTCGGCGCGGCTGTCCGACCGCGGCGAGGTCAACTACGTCAACGGGGCGCCGATCGCCTACCCGTTCACCGTGTCGGTGACCCCCGACTCGGCGGACGTCCTCTGCCTCAAGTACCTCAACCCGCAGCTGGCCCTCTAGGCCATGGCCGGCACCAACGGGGCTACCAAGCCCAGCACCGAGATGCTCGACCTCGATGCCCTGGAGCGGGACCAGAGCGTCGAACCGCTGTCGTTCCGGCTCGGGGGCCAGGTCTTCACGATGGCGCACCCCAGCGACCTCGACTGGCACCATCAGACCACCTTCGATGGGGGCGACTTGGGCGCGATCATGCCTCTACTGCTGGGCGACCAGTACGAGGCCTTCGCCAAGCACGACCTCCCGGGATGGAAGCTCGATGCGCTGATGATCGCCTGGGGGAAGCACGTAGGTATCGACATGGGGGAATTGGAGGCCTCGTCGGCATTCTCCGTACCTACGGTGAAGCCGTCGAGGCGGACCTCAGGCGGTACTACCAAGTCCGGCTCTCGGACCTCGCGGCGGGGTCGCTGAGCTGGCGCGAGCTACGCGTGCTGCTCCGCCACCTCCCCCCTGAGTCGGCGACCGCGATGGCCGTCAACGGCGACCGAGAACCTCCCTGGACAAGGCTTGAGCACCTCCTGGCCGGAGTGTTCGACTCGCTCCAGATGCTGGCGTGGCAGAACGCCAACCAGGGCAAGAAGTCACCGTCACGCCGGCCAAGGCCGCTGCCCCGGCCGGGTGTCGAGCAGCCCGGTCAGCACTGGGGTACGGCCCGGCCTCTGTCCGAGGTCAAGGCCGCGCTCGCCTCAAGCCGGCCTGGAGCGGGCTAGATGCCGGTCGAGCTCGCCGTCGCGTATGTGTCGCTGGTCCCTTCGGCGAAGGGGATCACGTCGGCGATCTCCAAAGAGCTGAGCGGCCCGACCAGCAAGATCGCGGCTGAGGCCGGGTCCAAGGCGTCGGCCTCGTTCAGCGAGAAGTTCGCGTCCGGGCTGTCCAAGGCCGGCCAAGGCATATCCAAGGCCGGGGACAAGCTGTCGCTCGCCGTGACCGCGCCGCTCGCGTTGCTCGCGGTCAAGGCGACCGACGCGGCGTCGGACCTAAACGAGTCGGTCAACGCCACGAACGTCGTCTTCGGGAAGTCAGGACAGGTGATCGACCAGTGGGCCGCCAAGTCGGCTACCTCGTTCGGTCTGTCGGCCCGAGCCTTCCGGGAGGCGGTCACCCCGATGGGTGCCTCCCTACAGAACCTGGGGCTGGCCCAGGCCGACGCCGCCGACTGGTCGGTCAAGCTCGCTGGCCGGGCGTCGGACATGGCGTCGGTGTTCAACACCAACGTGTCCGACGCCCTAGAGGCGATCAACGCCGGGCTGAGGGGCGAGGCCGACCCGCTCGAACGCTACGGCGTCGGGCTCAGCGAGGCCGCGGTGCAGGGCGAGGCGATGCGTCTGGGCCTAGGGAAGATGACCGCGGACCTGGGCAAGGTCGAGGCCGCTCAGCTCAAGGTCGAGCGGGCCCAGCGGACCGCCGCGGAGGCGGCCCGCAAGCATGGGGCCTCATCGCTTGAGGCGCGGGAAGCGAACAACCGGCTGGCAGCCGCCCAGGCCAACCTGGAGAAGGCGACCGCGGGTGGGACGGCCGAGCTGAGTGCCCAGGACAAGGCCCAGGCCCGGCTGTCGCTGATCATGCGGCAGACCGAGAAGATTTCGGGCGACTTCGCCAACACCTCGAACCAGGCCGCCAACGCGCAGCGCATCGAGGCCGCCCGCGCCGAGGACGCCGCCGCCGCCTTCGGCCAGCAGCTGCTCCCCATCAAGCAGAAGCTCATCCGGGTGGCCGGTCAGCTCCTCGATGGGTTCAACAACCTCTCGGAAGGCCAGAAGGACCTCATTGTCAAGGCTGGGCTCGTCGCCGCGGCACTGGGCCCGGTTCTGTCGGTGACGGGCCGGCTGACCCGGGCGTTCTCTGGGGCCGTCAAGGCCGGTGGCGCCGTGGCCAAGTTCTCCTCTGGGGTCATCAAGGGGATGCGCGGCGTTTCGACCGCGGCCGATGGCGCGAGCACCAGCGTGGCCCGCAGCTTCGGCAGGATGGTCGGCAACGCCATCCGGGCCACCGCCACGATCGTCAAGCAGATCGCCATCCAAGTCGCCCGCTGGGTGTGGATGGGCATCCAAGCCCTGCTGAACGCCGCGAAGGTCGCGCTCGCGTGGGTGATCTCGCTGGGCCCGATCACCCTGGTGGTCGCCGCCGTGGCGGCCGCTGCGATCCTCATCATCAAGCACTGGGACAAGATCAAGGCCTTTGTGACCGCCGCGGTCGGGGCCGTGGTCAACTTCGTGAAGGCCCACTGGCCCATCCTGCTGGCGATCCTCACCGGACCCATCGGGCTGGCGACCCTGGCCATCATCAGGAACTGGGACAAGATCAAGGCTGCGGCGTCCGCGGTCGTCAACTGGGTTGTGGGCCGGTTCCTCCAGATCGTGCAGTTCTTCGCCGGGCTGCCGGGCCGCATCCTGGCTGCCGTCGGCAACGTGGCGCGCCTGCTCGCCAGCAAGGGTCACGACATCGTCAACGGGCTCATCAACGGCGTGAAAGAGAAGGCCACCGAGCTGGCGAACTGGCTGCGAGGCCTGGGCAGCAAGATCCTCGGCTGGGTCGGTGACCTCGGTCGCCTGCTCTACAAGGCTGGCCGCTCCGTGATCCGCGGGTTCGTCGATGGCCTCAAGTCGATGTTCGGTGAGGTGAAGGACAGCCTCGGTGACCTCACCGGCAAGCTCGCCAGTTTCAAGGGCCCGGTCGTGGTCGACCGGCGAATCCTGTTCGGGTCCGGGCAGCTGGTCATGGAGGGATTCATGCGGGGCATCGACTCCCAGCTCGGGCCGCTCCGCGACCAGCTCGGCGGCATCACTGGGTCGCTCAGCGCCGACGTCGGGGTCCGGAACACCACGGTGATGCCGATCCCCGCTGGGCTGCCGGGCGCTGCCCCCATCGTGAACCTCTACCCGCAGGGGTCCGTACTCGCCGAGCGCGACGTCGAGCGGATCGTTCAGGCCGGCATCGACCGGGGCCGCATCCACATGCGAGGCACGTCGTGAGCGTCATTGTCCTGAACCAGGGTGAGTCAGCGATCCTGCAGAACGGCGTCACCGGGGTGGCCTACGACCTGCGCCTCTACAAGAACGACGTTAAGAGCGGGCGGACACCGGCCGAGATCGATGCCCTGACCGAGGCCGATTTCACGCAGGCCAACTTCACCGGGTACGCCGCGGCCGCGATCGCCACAGGTGCCTGGTCGATCCTCGCCGGCAACCCGACCAAGGCCACGAACGTCGAGAAGACGTTCACGAGCTCGGCCAATCAGACGGCCCAGAGCATCTGGGGCTACTACGTCACCCGCACGAGCGACGCCAAGGCGATCTGGTTCGAGCAGTTCCCGGGCCCGGTCCTGATCGAGTTCATCAACGACGCCATCAAGGCCACACCGGCGATCACGCTGGACGACTCGGAGGGCAGTGGCTTGGAGATCGGAGACATCATCCCCACCGCCCGCGCCACCGCGGCAGCGGGCCGGCTTCTGTGCGACGGCTCGGCCGTCTCCCGCTCGACCTACGCCGCGCTGTTCGCGGCGATCGGCACGGCCTACGGCGCCGGCAACGGGTCGACGACCTTCAATGTGCCGGACCTCCGGCAGCGCTTCCCGATGGGCAAGGCCGCCTCGGGGACAGGCGCCACCCTCGGCGGCACGGGCGGCACCGTCGACCACGTCCACAACCTCGACACCGCGACCTCTCACGCCAAGATGGGCTCGACCGCGTCGGGCGGCACCAGCCCCCAGATCCAACGCAAGAGCGTCACGACGTTCACCGCGAACATCCAAGCCTCGGGCGGGTGGAACGCCGCGGCCGGAGGCGGCACACCATCGCTCGGTGTCGCCCTGGGCGGGAACAGCGGCACCGCTAACCCGCCCTTCCAGACCGTCAACTACGAGATCGTCGCCCAGTAGTGGCCACGACCACCACCGCTCACGTCTCCGGCGGCATCGGGATCGGCGGCAGCGCGGTCGTGACGTTCACCCACGGCACAGGTCAGGCCCCCAGCAATGTGGTCCTCGAGGTCGACCTCGACAACGACGGCGATTTCGATGAGACCGAGGAGAACCTCCTCAGCTTCGGTGACGACGTCCTCCAGGGCCTGGAGTCCGTCACAGGCCGAGACCTCTCACGGCCCGACTCGCACGCCGAGGCCGGCCGCCTACGTGCCACGCTCCTCAACGAGGACGACCTGTTCTCGCGGTTCAACACCGCCAGTCCCCTGAACCAGGACCCCTACTCGCTCAAGCCCGGCCGCAAGGTCCGCATCCGCACCACCGAGTCAACGCCCGACGACCCAGTACTCCTCGCCCGGGACCGGTTCGCTCGACCCGACGGTGACCTCGGGATCGCCGAGACCGGGCAGGCATGGACCAACCAGCTGGGCGAGTTCACGATCGTCAACGGGCTCGCCGAGGCCGGCGCCCTGTTCTTCTCCGACATCACCTCGACGATCGACGTCGGACAGACCAGCTACTACGTCCAGGCCACACTCCGCCGGTTCGCGCCCGACGCGACCCTCCGCTACCTGGGCCTGATGATCCACTGGACCGACGCGAACAACAACATCGCGGTGTTCTACAGCGTCGACACCCGCACGGTCATCATCTCGCAGTTCAATGCAGGGGTCGCCACCCAGCTCGATGAGTCGGACCCGTTCGCGCCGTGGGAGGGGATGCCGATCGGTGTCGGTGTGGTCGGGACCACGGTCACCGCCTACATCGGCGGGTCTCCGGTTGCCTCGGGCACGTCCACGGTCACCACCACCGGCAAGGTAGGCCTCTACTGCCAGTACACCGACTTCGACGGAGCAGCTCCCCAGCTCGGCGACTTCCACGTCTGGGATCACGTGCGGTCCGAGGTCGAGGGAATTCTGTGGACCGGTGACCTCGATGTCGTTGGCCCCTCCTCAGCTCCCGGGTCGGTCAAGCTGGCGACGCTCGATGCCGACGGCCCGCTCGCTGCCGCGGCCCGAGCCGACATCGCCTCGCCGCGGCTTCCGCTCGGTGGCGCTCCCACCGGGCTCATCGTCGGCGACGTGCTCCGTCGGGCCGGCCTCCTGCATCCACCGGCCCCGATCGCAAACGGCACGATCACGCCTGGGCCCGTGGGGATCGCTGACGGGGACGCTCAGACCCTGGCACGCGTGTTCGAGGAGACCGAGCGCGGCCTAGTGCACGAGACGCACGAGGGCGGCATCGGCTTCCAGGACGCCGCCCACCGGGCCACCGCCAGCCCCGAGGCCTGGTTCTCCGACTCGAACGTCGGTCAGTTCCTGACCCAGGGCATCGAGCTCCGTGACCAGCGGGCCCGAGTCGTCAACCAGGTCACCGCGGGCGTGGCACCCGACTCGCCTTCGGGAATCACGATCACGACCGTGTCCGGGTCGGGCGACGTGAACATCGTCCTTCCCACCGTGAACGACGGCGACCTCCTCGCCATCTTCATCGCCTCGACCGCCAACACCGCCGGGGAACGGTGGCTCACCCCCATCTTCTGGGTGTCCCACCGCGACGCCGGCACCGCGCTCGGGCTGCGGGCCTACAGCCACTGGTGCAACGGCACCGAGGGCGGGACGACCGTCATCTTCTACGCCAACAGCGGTGTGGCACCCGGGCTGTTCGTGGCCGTCATCGTGCGGGTCGAGGGCTGGTTCCTGTCGCCGGCCGGTATCGCGATGAGCGACGTCGCCAACGGCCACGACCCCGGCGCCCTGGTCCATGGGTGGGGCCGCGAACCCACTCTGTACGTGATCATCGGCTCAGCCATCGCGGCCGTGAACGCGATCTCGTTCTCGGACGACTTCATTCCTCCCGAGGGCTACAGCCAGGCCTCCGGGCTCAACACGTCATCGGGCACCCCCGGGACCGAGGCCGGGATCATGTACGCGACCAAGATCGACTGCACCGAGTCAGAGAACCCCTCGCTGTTCGTCGGGCTCGTCGGCGGGTTCCTGAACGAGTCGCTCGTTTTCGCGGTGCGGGGCTACAACGGGCCTCACACCAAGGCCACCCTTGAGGACCCGAACACGAGCGGGGGAGACGGCCGGTTCGTAACGGTCGATGACCTGGCTTCCCAGGACGAGCACCGGGCGATCCTGCCCTATCCCTCGCCCTCGCTGCTCCTCGCCACCGAGGCCGACGCCGAGGCCTACGGGGAAGCGATCCTGGCCGCGCAGGCCGATGACCGCCCGCTCGTGTCGATGACGTTCATCGCGTCGCTGTCGTCCTCGTACCGGAACCAGGCGATCCGCCGTCGGGTCGGCGACATGATCTGGCTGACCGCCGACGGCCCCTCCGGGCACGGGATCGATGCCGCGTTCTTCATCGAGCAGATAGACCACGCCTGGACCAACAACGGAACCTTGTGGGAAGTGACGTGGCTCCTGTCCCCAGCGTGACTACTCGCCGGTAGGTTCCGCCGGCTGCTCCCGGGTGACCGTCACGCTGTTCGAGGCGCCCGTCGGCTGCTCAGCCAAGTAGGACCAGGTACCGCCACCGTCTGCGGGCCAGGCCCTCACCGTCGGCGGGTTGGGCTGCTCGGCCACCGGCAGCAAGCCGCGGAGGTCTTTGGGGACCGTCGTCACTCGTCTGGCCACCACCGCGGCTGCCGTCAGCCAAGCCGCGGCTCGCACGAGCCACGCTGCCGCCGCCTCGAGCGACCCGTCCGGCGCGAGCTCGCCCAGCCGTTCCGCCGCGGCGCTGAACCCCACCGCTGCCGCGGTCGCGTAGAACACCACCGTCCCGGCGAGGACTTGGAACTGCCGCCACAGCTCAGCGACTCTGGTCATCGTTCTTGCCTCCGTGTTGCCTGACACGCTGTCGCCTCTGGGAACTGCTCGCACAGAATCGCCTTGATCGATGGGACCGTGGCCACCGCCTTGCTCACGGCCTCGTTCTGTGCCCGCTCCTCTGGGCTCGGGGTCTCCAGCTTGGTCACGAACTGTTCGACGTGATCGACCTGGCGTTGCGTCTTGTCCGCGGTCCGCTGCGTTTGCTCCGCCGTCTCGCGGTTGGACTGCACATTGTCGCCCATCTGCTCGACGACCATGGCGTTCCCCACCGATGCCACCGTGACGATGAACGCAGCGAGGAACAGCCATCGCGTCGTGACGGGATGCCGTTCCCTCGGTCTCTCGGCGTTCCGGACCCTCATTGGTCGGCCTCCTTCGTGGCCTTGCGACGGGAGATCAGCCCGTCGCTGAAACAGAAGCCGGCCACCAAGGTCATGAGCGGAGTCAGCACGGCCGGGGGTTCGTAGTCATCGGACACGAGGCCAGCGAAGAAGCTCACGGTCCACGTGAACAGGATGACGACCGCGACCAGCGTGGTGAGCTGATCCCGGCTCAGCTCCCAAGGTCGCCGCGCCACCGGCTCACCAGACCACCAAGAAAGGGCGGAGGAGCACCCCCGCACCGAACCAGAAGACCGCCGTGGCGATCTGGGTGCAGGCGTCGGTGTACTCGGTGTACGCAGCTAGCGCCGGCACCGGCTCATCCGTCGGCAGCGTCGTCGACGTCGACCCGCAGCTTCTCGAACCGGGAGAACTGGTTCCGGTCCACCGGCACGACAGGGATGCCGCGGGAGCGGAAGTTCTCCAGGTTGCGGGTCGAGGTGATCAGGAGTGTCTGGTCACCGATGACGCCGAGAGCGGCGCCCTTGGCTGGGTCCTCTGTGTTCTGCACGATGACCATCTCTACGCCCTCCTGAGTTGGGGCCGGCAGGGTGCTCGGGTTGGCAGCCAGCGCGAGTAGCTCGTCGCGGGTTCCGTAGAACACGTTCAGGTCCACCCGGCCGGGGATGCCCGGGACCTCGCCCGAGCTCGTCCACTGCCACAGCTTCGGGACCCATCCCTTGTAGGGAGCCGGTGGCGTGTCGAGCTGCGGACGGGCCGGGTACTGGGAGGCCCACCAGACCGCGTGGCGAGAGATCGCCTCGACCTGGGCCGTGGTCCAGCCCTGCTGTTGCATCCACCACCGCGGGACGTACCCGAGGGCCATGCGGCCGGTGTCGGCATGGAGGGTGGCCGCGAAGTCGATGCACTGCTGAGCGGTCGGGTCACCCCAGGCCACCGAGTGTTCACCATCGAGCGTGAACAGCATCGGCTCGTTCGGGCCGAAGGCCTGGCGAACCTCGGCGATGAACCGCCTGGCCTGCTCCATGCCAGACCCGGTGTTGCGGCCGGGCACCAGGTACGCGCCGGGGATCAGTCCCGCGTTGATGATCGCATCGATGTTCGTGACTCGGGTCGGGTCCCGGTAGGTACCGACTCCCCACCGCTGAACGGCGAACTGATAGCCAGCTCTCCGGAGGGCACCGAAGTCGTTCGGACCCGCCTGGTACCGACTTAGGTCGATCCCGCGGATGTAGGCCACCATGGCAACTGATCGTAGACCCGGTCTCACCCGAGACCCTGTCCCAAGGGAGGATCGGTCTCGTGATTCACCTCGCTGCTCTCGTCATCGCCCTGGCCGTCGGAGTCGCCGCCGAGCTGGTGGGCATCTGGCGCCACCAGGCCGGCAAGGTCGACACGTACACCGAGATCGTGCACTGGGTGGGCCAGCGCCTGGGGCCGTTCCGGTTCGCTGCCGCGCTCGCTCTCGTCGCCCTGCTGGTCTGGGCAATCCCGCATCTCTGGCTCGCCATCGTCGGCCTGACCGGCCTCTGACGCTTGAGGAGTGGTCACCGACGCGCTACGGTCGTGCTCGTGAGCACCACCACCACCGTGACCACGTGCCACGACTGCGGACGACCCGTCGGACTCCTCCGCAGGATGCGGGCACGTCCCTACGTCACCGAGCACCTCCCAGACGGCACCCAGCGCCACCACTGCCGCGACCGCGGCAGCTGCAAGCGCGCCCAGTTCGCCGCCACACCCCCGGCACCACCCCAGTTCACCCTGATCACCACCACGGAGCACCCATGAGCACCACCCGAGTCCGGGCAGCCGCTATCGCCGCGGCAGTCCTGGTCGCCCTCGCCGGCTGCGGCAGCGAGACCGAGGGCGAGGTCCACAACCTCGACAACCCCACGACCACCGCCGCAGCCCCGAGCGTCGCGGTCCAGGCCCGCATCCAAGAGGAGATGCTCTCGCTCATGGACTGCCCCGAAGTTCAGGCCACCATCGACCAGGCCCTCGACAACGCCGAGCGGTACCCCGCTGGGGACTCGCGGCGACAGATCCCCCTGGCCTACGCCGAGGCCGGACAGGCCCGCCTAGAGGACCTTGGTTGCGTATGACCGACGGGCCTGCCCACGAGTGGCGCCGAGTCGAGACCCAAGCACAGGGCAAGCCGACCCGCATGGAGTGCGTGTTCTGCATCGACTCCTACCGCCCCGACTATGACGATGAACCTCCCGGACCGTGCCTCGGCGAGCGGGGAGTGTCGTGACGCAGGTCGTCATCAGCCATCCGGCCCCCGACGGGGTCTGCTTCACGCCCGGGGCGTTCGATGATCAGGTCGGCAAGCGCCTCCCGGTCTCTGTGGAAGGCGTTCCGAGCGACACGATGGCGCGAGTCGTCGCGGTGAAGGTTCCGCCCGGTGGCGGATCGGTGGTCCTGACCCTCGACATCGATGACTCGCAGTTCGGCGACCGAACCGTCCTCTGGGCGCTCGGCGCCACATGGATCCGCGAATGACTGACGGGCAGCGGTCCCGGTGGGCGCGCTACCGGGACCGCAAGCGCGGCGGACCACCCCGCCAACTAGACCCGCACGGCAGCCTCGGCGCCGTCCGCCGCCACCAGCGCGCCAGCGAGGACCTCTGCGATGAGTGCGCACCGGTCTGGTCCGACCACAAGCACGCGGCCTACCTCCGCCGCAAGGGTGTCAGCGAGGAAGAGATCGAGGACCGTCTCCGGGCGAGGGCCGCTGCTCGGGTCCAGTAGCTATTGGACGCCGCCGCTCCTGGGTCCAGCGGCGCAGGATCAGGATCTCGCAGGCGATCAGCACCGCGTGGACCGGGACGAACAGCACGCCGTCACCGGTCAACCAGATCAGCAAGAGGAACCACGCCGAGCACACCAGGCCCGACACGCTTGCACCGGCCAGGAACCGCAGAGGGATGCCCCACCTCACCGGCCGACCGCCCTGTGGTAGCCCTTCGGCTCACTGTCTGGCAGGCCGTCCCACTCCTGGGCCGCCTTGACCGCTGTGAGGAACGTCAGGACGTCCTTGCCGCGGTAGCACCACGCCCGGAGCCAGCAGGTGTAGTCGTCCGCGGCGCTGACGGCGATCCGCCAGTTGTAGATCATCTCCAGCAGGTCGATGCGGTACCGGCCGTCATCGCTCAGCTTGACCGTGTACCAAGCCCCCACACCCCCACGAACCGGGGTCAGGCCGAGGTCCTCGATCAGGCTCACCGGGCCTGCCGCGGCAAGGTCAGCTGGCCTTCGACCGGCTGGTCCCAATGGTGCTCACGGCACACGCGGCCGGGCCCACCATCGACCCGGAACGTCATCGCCGGCTGATCGCAGAACGCACACCGCGGCCGCCGCGTGAGGACCACAGCGAGACCCCACACCGCGGCACCGACCACACCGCCGAGCACTGCCAGGCCACGTCGGCTCATCGCTGCTCGACCGCTTCCCGGAGGCCGACCGTCTCGATGATCCGGTCTCTCGTAACCCGGACATCGACCCGAGCGCAGAACGGCAGCATGGCATCGCTGACCCGACCGAAGCTCGCCACGACACGGCTGGAGGCGACCCGGCCGACATCGAGCGCTCGGATCGCCGCCATGACGCCGCGCTCGAGGTCGCCGTACTTGATGTCGACTTGGGCTCGACCCAGCTCCTGGAGGACCCGCGTACGCCGGTTGTTCGGGTGCTGCAACGCGAGTGCGTGGTCGTAGTCGCCCAGAGCGTTGGTCGCGACGCGGGCCCCGTGATCGAGGAGCGCCGACCAGGCCGCGGCGAGGTCGCCGTAGAGGTGGGCCTCATCGAAGTGGCCCGACCAGGGCCGGTCGTCCATGTCGCCGGAGCGCTTCCGCTTGCTCCAGTACGACAGCGCGTTGTGCACCGCGACGTCGGTGCCCTTGGCGTCGGCCATCGCGGCATGGGCTCGGGCCCGGAGCGCCCAGAGCATGGCGAGCTCGGTCGCGGTCAGCATCTGGCGCTCATCGTTCTCGGCGGCCAAGAGGATCAGGTCGAGGCACTGCTGCGGCTGGCGCATCTGCAACCGCTGGCGTGCGATCTGGCCATAGATGCGGGTCGTCAGCGACCAGTTGTGAGCGTCTCGCGCCGCCTGGGCGGCGTAGTGCCACAGGACGCTGGCCCGGCCGTCGCCGCCGGCATCATGGAGCGCCCAGGCGACGTCGTTCATGACCCATGCGACCGCGGTATCGCGGTCCTGGGCGAGGGAAGTTGAGCACGGCTGCCGCCACAACGCTTGAGCCTCGCGGCTCGCCGACGCCATCTGGTGCACGGCCTCGCCGCCGCCAGCGGTCATGTCGAGTTGCTTGACGACCATGGCATTGGTGCGAGTGGTCTCGATGTCCCTGGGGGAAACGGACTTAGCCATTCGCCCTCCTAACGGTGGTTTCGGTAACAGGAACGTGAGAGTCCCAACCAGGAGGCGTCGTCGGCTGAGGTCAGACAGAGGTTTCATTGTCACTCCAGCATGAGCCATGCCAGTATCGGCGCCGATCCCTGACGGTGTTGGGGCTGTCTGGGTCTACGGGAAGGTCGCAGTGGGGACACCGCACGCCGATGGCTAGTGAAGCTCGATCGTAGGGCTGCATTTCCCGCCGTCCTTCCTTGGGTGGCCCGAGCCGGGAGGATGCTCTGGGGCGGAGATGGCTCACCCCCCCGTGCTCGGGCCAGCGCCCTCGCCAGCACCCTGGGTCGACGGCTGGCGGGGCGCGATCTTGGGTCAGTACGGATTCGAGACGAGCACTCGCCACGCCCTCAGCTGCTCGAACGCGGCCTGAGTATCTTTCGCTCCGATGAGGACCATGACCGCGGTCAGGTCGTCATCCCGAAGAGTCAGAACACGCCCGTTCCAATCGCCGCGCTGCATGGCGATCGAGCGGACGAACGACCGCAGCCGGGTGGCCTCTGGTCCTTCGCCATCGATGGCGCTGAGGTGCTCCAGATCGAACGCCAGCCGCGGCGTGGCACCGTTGCGCGTCGTGTCGGCGACCTCATCGGCATCGATGAGCCACGTCACCGGGACGTCGTAGAACTTGGCCACTTCGATGAGCCGCGGGAACGACGGGGTCCGGAACCCACGCTCGTAGGCGCCCATGCACGAGGCCGTGAACTTGCCTCTGCTCTTGCGCTGGACATCGTCGAGCGACATCTCTCGTTGCTTGCGGATCGTCCGTATCCGCTCGCCGATCCGTGCCATGACCGGGTCCGGTGTGACCTTCATGAGACCTCCCCGTCTCCGAGCTGGGACACAAGCGCTTCCGCGAGCCGCTCGGCACCGGCCCGGAGCACCGGACGCTCACGGATCAGGCCGTACGGCAGCTGCTCGACCCACAGAGCGATCGACCCGAGCACGAACTCGGCCATCGGTCCAAGGTCGACCTGCACTGCGATCGTCGTGACGGGCGGAACGAGCGGCGCCGGGTCTGGGATGTTGCCGCGCCTCATGCCGCTCGGACTACCTTCCGCCATGTTGCACCTCCTGGTAGGTGTGACCAGCCCCCGGGTCGTGTCAGCGGCGCCGGGGGCACTTGCGTCCCTGGTGTAGCACGTCACGCACGGTGCGTCTAGCGATTCGCAACAAGTCCCCGCTGGACCGTGGGTTCAGGTGGGACACCGGGGTTGCGGATCGCAGCAAGTTGGTAGACGATGCTGAGTCATGACCACCACAAGCACTAAGGCGGCCGAAGAGGCAATTCGCCAGTACCTGCTATACCTCGAAGACCCCAGCCAGCTCCGCGATGAGGCCACCATCGCGAAGTGCCAACAGGACGTGCAGAACGCGTTTGATCCCATCGACAAGCTCAAGTCGCTAGCCGCGCTTGAGCGGGCAACCGTCATCGATGAGACGCCACTACGTCAGGGCTTCATCGACAACGCCCAGGCCTGGGCCCACGAGGCCCGCGTGCCGGCAAGCGCGTTCGTCTCTCTCCACGTCCCGGCCGAGGTCCTCCAGGAGGCCGGGCTTGATGCGACGTCCAACCGCAAGCCGGCCAAGCGAGCCAAGGCCGTTCCGATCGATGACATCAAGGAATGGGTCCTGCGCCAGACGAGCGGCACGTTTACGCTTCTCGACATCGGCGCTGGCGCTGGCGGCGCGTCGGCGACCGTCCGCAAGGCCGTTGACGAGTTGATCGAGGCCGGTGCAATCGAGAACCTGGGCCGGGTCTCCCCGTACGACGGCCGAGGCCGAGCACCCAACCACTACCGCACCGTCACCCCGGAGGCTCAGCCATGAGCATCAACCGGTTCTTGTTCGAGACCGCCGACGTCACCAAGGGCTGGCTGAGCCTCCTCGATGCCGAAGGCGTCAATCGCTGCGTGCGCCTCAACTCCATCAACGCAATCGAGTACTCGGCCACAGTACTCACGATCCTGACCGACGCCGTCACATGGCACATCGGAAGCGGCATCAACCAGGCCCCAGACCTCAGCCTCAACGTGCACAACGAACGCCGCGACGCCCTCAGGCTGCTGTTCGACAAGATCATCGGCGAACTGACCCGATGATGCGGCTCCGCCGAGCCATCGCCTGGCTGCTCGTCCGGTTCGCCTGGCTACTGCTCATCCCGCTGCTCCTCGTGCTCATCGTCTTCTGTGGCGCGATGGCCGTACTAGCTGAGGGGCCGCTCGCGTTGACCGTGGTCGACTGGCCATCGTGCTGGCGACGAGCGCGGCGCGCCGTGCACGTACTCTGGGCCGGGTGGGAGCCGGGGTAGACATGCTCCCAGGAGACGATCAGAGGAGCGGACCATGCCGAAGGCCAAAGACAAGCCAGACGTCCCCGAGGACGACCTCGCCGAACAGAACGCCTTGGCCGCGGAGGCCGCGGCCGCTCGGGCCCAGGCCACCGCCGCCGAGGCCCGCGCCGGCGCCGACGCCACCCACGCTGGAGCCACGCGGGAGGAAGCCAACGAGGCTGCCGCCGCCGCCCGCGACAAGGTCCTCGCGGACTTCGCCAAGGAGCACCCGGAGATGACGCCCGCGGGCGAGGCCCCGGCACCGGGCGAGACCGATCAGGGCTCATCGAGCAAGCCGGTCGCCTGAGGACACACCAAATAGGCCCTCGGTGCCCGGGGGCCGCGCCACTACGAGCCTGAAATAGCGGCTCCGAGCGGAGGAGGTGTCCGCTGGGGGAACCCTCGGGTTTGGCACCAGGCCCGGGGGTTCTTCCCATTCCGGAGCAAGTGGACGTCACCCGTTCGGGTCTAGTCCGCTTGCTCCGGAATGTGCTACCATTCAGGTCATGACAAAGAGCACCACCACGATGCACTGCACGAGCTACCTCATCGGCGATCCCGATGGGTGCGCCCGCTGCGGCGAGGCGTTCAACGTCCACGAGACGATCACGGCCGAGCCGTACACCGCCCGTCGGTGCCCGGACTGCGAGGTCTGGGTCTACGTCGCTGACGGCCCCTTCGCCGAGGGCGACCGCACCAAGACCCTCTCCGACGCCGACCACTACGAACGGCACCACCAGCCCGCCCCGGTCGAGGGCGCGTTCGGCTTCCCCTACTTCGATTGGAACACCGAGACAGTCCAGGCCGTCCGAGAGGAGACCCCCGCCCCCGCACCCCTCACGTACGAGGACGCCTGCAAGCGAGCGGCGACCGATCAGGGCCTCGACCCGATCACTGACGCCCTCACCGCCCAAGGGATCGAGCACCGCGTCGCCCAGACCGGCGGGTTCTGCATGGTGGTCGAGGTGCCCCTCGGCGACTCGGGCGCGTATGTCGGGATCACCGCGGACGGCCCCAGCCCGGAGCGGCCGTGCCTGGTCTGCTACGTGTCGGCTCTCGCGGCCCAGGGCGAGGAAGAGGACGAGGTCATCGCCCACGACGTCTCCATGGTCGAGATGGTCAACGTGGTCCAGGCCGAGCGGGTCATCGCCCGCTACGACGAGGTCGTGCACGAGAGCCAGACCCCGACGGTCGACACGGTCGGTCAAGTCGCGGCGTGCACCTTTGGCGAGTATGGGGCCTTCGGCGAGGTCCTGGACCTCACCGAGACCGGCGACTTCCGCTGGGTCGGCGTCACGCCGGGCAGCGAACTCGATGACGCCGTCTGGGAGCAACTGAACCTTGCCTTCGGCCGGTACCAGGCCCGTCTCCGCGAGGAGATCCGACGCCGCCCGAACGGTGCCTTCGGTGACTTCATCATCCACGTCGCGGACAAGGCCACCACGCCGGTCGGCTACGAGGCCTTCTGCGAGCACGACGGTCACTCGTTCAACCCTTCGGGTGAGGAGTTGACGTTCTCGGTCGATGGGCAGATCTGGGTCGAGCACTACGGCTATGACGATGCCGCTGGCGAGTGGCATGAGTGCGGCCTGTTCGGTCGCCTGGTCGGGAGTTGGTCGTCATGAGTGCGGCGTTGACGAACGGCACGGCGCGACTTGCCGCGGCAGAGCGCTACCTGGCGTCCGTTGACGTCGGCCTGCCGCTCACCGGCCGCGACTTGGCGGCTGAGTTCGGGCGTTCCGAGTCCTGGGGCCGCGATGTGATTCGCGGTGCCCGTGGTGTGGAGGTTGCCGCGGGCGGCACCGCGGCAACCTCCGCTAGCCAGCGTCACTGGCTCGACAGCGGGGTGGTCCTGATGGTGGCGCTCATCGCGGCGATCGCCTCCTACAGCCACATGTACGCCGTCGCGCTGGTCGCTGGTGAGCCGCTCTGGGTAGCCAGGGCGATCCCGCTGACGGTCGATGGCCTCGTGCTGGCTGCGCTGCGGCGCGGCGGGCCTGGTCGGCCTTGGCTCCTGCTGGGCCTCGCCGCGTCGGTCGCCGGGAATGTGCTGTCGCACTATCCCGCGGCTGTCGTGACGGTCGCCCCTGGGATCTCCGCTTGGCCAGCGGTCGCCCTCTACGGCTGCCACTGCCTCGTGAACCGGCCCGATGAGGAGGTCTCGTGACGACAACCACCCATGAAGGCCACGCTCCTCGATGCCGCGATCGCTGGCCGATGGACGGACGGCGAGCGATGACCGCCACCACCGTCCTCGATGCCGTGGTGCGCGTCTCGCGGCGCAACGGCCGCAGCGGCGACGCGTTCATGTCGCCCACCGACCAGCGCGACGCCATCGAGCGCTACGCCGCCCAGCACGGCGCCACCATCGCCGACTGGCACGATGAGACCGACTCCGTGTCAGGCAAGACCATCGAGCGCGCCGGGCTACAAGCCGCCCTCGACCGGGCCCTGACCGGCCACGTCGATGGCATCATCGTCGCCAAGCTCGACCGGTTCGCCCGCAGCGTGACCGGCGGGCTGTCCGCCATCGGCCGGCTCGAGGCAGCCGGAAAGCTGCTCTGGTCAGCCCGCGAGGGCGTCATCTGCGGCGACGCGCCGGCCAACGCCATGGAGACGCTCATGCGCACCATCTGGCTCGGCCTGGCCCAGTGGCAGCTCCAGACCCTCACGGAGGGCTGGGAGAGCACCCGCGCCAACCACATAGGCCGCGGGGTCGCCAACCACGCCCCCTACGGGTACCGCAAGGGCGAGGACCGCCGGCTCCTCCCGCGGCCCGGCGAGGCCGAGTGGGTGCCGCTGATCTTCGAGCGGCGCGCCGACCGGTGGTCGTGGGGCCGGATCTGCGACTGGCTCACCGCCGAGGGCGCCCGTCCCCGGCGAGGTGGTGGCGCCTGGTCGATCTCGACCGTCAAGCAGCTCATCGCCAACCGGGTCTACCTCGGCGAACTCCGCTCGGGCGAGATCGTCAACCTCCGGGCCCACGAGCCGCTGGTCACCCCGAGCCAGTGGGAGCGGGCAAACAAGGTCGGCGGGGCACGCAAGCGCCGTGAGGCCGAGCCGTACCTGTTGACCGGGATCATCCGCTGCGCGTCGTGCGGCTGCCGGATGTTCGGTATGACCGACCGAAGGTACACCAACGCCGCGGGCGAGCTGTCTATCTACCGCCAGTACCGCTGCCGTGGTCGGCACGGGGCATGGGGCACATGCCCCGCGCCGGCACGGGTTGATGCTGATGAAGTAGAGGCTCTCGTCTGTGACGAGTTCCGTCGGCTATTCCTCATCGGTGGCGCGATCCCCACTGACGCGACTACCGAAGTGGACGCCGCAACCGCCGCTCTCGAAGCCGCTGACGCCGAACTCGAATCGTTCGTGACGACTGCGGCTGCACTCGATACCGAACTGTTCGCCAAGGGAGTCGAGGCCCGGACCGAGCGCCGTGACTTTGCCCGCCTGCGCTTGTCCGAAGCCCGATCGCACGCCGTTGGCGTCGCCCTACCTGTCGGGCTCGATGATGTTTGGGACAGCTACGGAATCCCTGAACGCCGACCTTACGTCGCCGCCGCATTCGCGGTGGTGGCCGCGTCCCGAGGCACGGAACCGGTGCCGGACAGGGTGCGGGTGTGGGTCACGGGAACCGATGTCCCGTCGCCGCTTCCCGGTGTTGATGGCTGGTCGCAGTTGACGCCTATTCGGTCGTAGCGCTCGGCGACCATGGCTCTGAGGTGGGCTGCCATGCTGGGTGTCTCCCCTCTGTTTCAAATGGGACTTGTCTCAAAGTGTGCAGTGGTGGCCATGATCGACCCATGGCCACCACTGTCGTTGTTGACCCATCAGTGCCTGCCGCGACTCGCAGAGCCGTTGACGAACAGTTCTGCCGTGACCTAGCTCGTCGCCATCCTGGGACCCGCTGGCGCGTTGACCACAGCTGGCGCCCGCTTCAAGAGGTGGCGGATGTCGAGGACGCGGTGCCTGTCAGCGGGTCCCCCAGCCGCGACGGCCGCTGACCGCTGCACCCCCTCCTCCTCCGGAGGAGCAGCCTTGGTTTCGTCATCTTCGCTAACAGGCCCAAGATCGGCGATCGCTTGTAGGTCCGTGCCTGGTGGCACGTCTTCCTCGACGAGCTCGAACCCTGCCGGGTCGACGCCATAGAGCACGAGCACGAGGATGGCCCTCGCTCGATCCTGGGAACGCTGAGGAACGGTGTCTCGCTGCTCGAGCCGGGCCAGAGTCGCCCGGCTGATGTGGGGAGCGAGCCGCTGCTCGACCTCCCGAAGGTTGTAGCCAGCGTGGGAGCGTGCCCGGGCCAGACGGCGACCCCAGGCCTCGGGCTCTAGGTCCCGGAGGCCCATCCCACGAAAGCTCGGTGTGGATGTCATGCGCTACATGGTGCCTTACCCGGTGGTCACATGCAATACAACTCAAACATCCCTTGACGCGTAGTTGAGCCAAGGTGCAGGGTTGGGACATGTCCCAAGTCGGTCAGCGCGTCAAGATGTTCGGCCTCCGGGTCCTCAAGCTGCGCCAGCAGCGCGGGATCACCCAGCAGGTGCTGGCGTTCAAGGCCGGGCTGTCGGTCACCCACATCAGCCGGATCGAGACAGCTGGCCACGTTCCCACGCTGGAGACCTGCTACAAGCTCGCCGAGGCGCTCGAGGTCGAACCCATGGTGCTCATCGAGGGCACCGACGACCTCGATGCGGCGATCCGGGCTGACCTCGATGGGACGCCATCGGCCGTCTGACGCGGAGGTGCCCTCCGAGGGGCACGACTTCCTCAGAGGGCACCACCGATGACTAACCCAACACGAGGGGAGACCATAGCCCGTGGATAACACCGCAACCACCCCACCTACGACCTCGGACGCGGAGAGGATCAAGGCTCGGGGTGCCGAGTTCGCTGAGGTGCTCATCGAGGGCGCCGAGCTGACCGATTCGCTGCGCCACGTCTGCGCCTGGCTGGAGCGCACGTGGCATCGCTGGCTCGACATGCCGCGGCCGACCTGGGCGGCCTACTACGTGCCCGAGCAGTCGACCTTCCGCCCGTCGCTCATCTTCTACGCCGGAAGCCGCGCCCGGTTCGAGACCTGCGTCCGCGCTCTCGCTGACGGCGCCCCGAAGGTCGGACCCGGTGCGGTGCGGAAGAACGTCGACAGCCGTGACGCCGAGGTCGTCGAGGCCGTCCGCATGTTCGGTCCGGTCAAGGTCCGGGTGTGGACCGCACGTGAGAACGTGTGCTCCCGCCGGGTCGTCGGTACCGAGACGGTCGAGGTCCCCGACCCCGACGCCCCGATGGTGATGATCGAGCGCGAGGTCTACGAGTGGGACTGCGTCCCGATCCTCAGCACCTCTGATGAGGTCACCCAGGCGTGACCGCATCCCGAGTCATCGATCTGTTCGCCGGGCCCGGAGGCTGGTCCGACGGCCTCCTACTGCTCGGCCTCGATGACCTCGGGATCGAACTCGACCTCACCACGTGCAAGACCCGCCGGGCCGCTGGCCACGCCACCATCTGCGCCGACGTCGCCCGTCTGCCCCTCGACCCGTTCGCCGGGCGGGTCGAGGGCCTCATCGGCTCCCCGCCCTGCCCGCTGTACTCGGCCGCCGGCAGCGGCCTCGGCCGCAAACTTATGGCCGAGCTCCGCGCCCTCGACCTCGGGACCGCGGCATGACCACCCGGTTCCTCATCGGCGACGTGTTCGACCGGCTCGCCGAGATCCCCGCCGAGTCGGTCGACTTCGCCCTGTGCTCGCCACCGTTCCTCGCGCTCCGCCGCTACCTCCCCGACGGTCACCCCGACAAGGCCCGTGAGATCGGATCCGAGGCCACCCCCGCGGACTACCTCGATGCGCTCTTGCGCTGGACCGCCGTAGTCGGCCGCACCCTGACCCCCTGGGGCTCGCTCGCTGTCGAGCTCGGCGACACCTACGCCGGCAGCGGAGGCGCCGGAGGTGACTACGCGGTCGATGGCCAGCGCGCCGGACAGCAGGCCTTCGCCGGGTCCGCCAAGGTGCGGCGCCGGCTCGTCGGCGACTACCCGGTCCGGGACGACAACCCGCGGCCGGGCCGCAGCGGGCGAACCAAGTTCAAGCGGGTCGAGACCGGCAACGCTCACCCCATCCGGTGCATGAATGACAAGGTCCAGCCTGGTGTCCCCGGGTGGCCGCTCGACAAGAGTCTGTGCGGCATCCCCTTCGCCTACATGCTCTCGCTGACCTACGGCGTGAACGTGCTCCGCCTCCCCATGACCGCCGCCGACGCGCTCCGCTGGGTCGATGACCTCCGGGCCAGCGGCCTCACCGCCGACGCCGCCCTCGCGCTGGTCGGCGGGTGGGTCGCGGAGCACGGCGACCCCACCTCCCCGGCCGGGATGTGGCGGGTCCGCACCGTCAAGCCGTGGATCCGCTCGAACCCTCCGGTGGGCGCGTTGGGCGACAAGGAACGCCCGGCGACCTCGTATGTGATCGTGGCGACTCGGGCCCGGGACCGCTGGTTCGACCTCGACGCCGTCCGCACCACCGCAGGACCACCCGGCGGGTCCGCGACACCTGGACCACGGAAGGACACCGGCAGCCGCCAGGACGACGGCGTGGCGCACCTCAGCAACAACCACCCAGGCGGTGCGCCGCCGCGGGATTGGTGGCATCACGTCGACGCCGTCCTCGACGCCGAACTCGACGCCCGCGCCGGGCAGACCGCTGGCTGGTCCAGCGGCACGGCCCGCACCGGGAAGAACGACGCCGGAGAACGCGGCGGCAACTGGTCGACGTTCACGCCCGACGACTCGCACGAGGCCCGGCATTCAACGGTCGGCGCCCGCGGTGTGCATCTCCGACGTGCCCTGGAACGGGCCGGCATCCTCTCCACCCTCGAGGCCGTGGACGTGTCCCCGAAGGGCTACCGGGGCGCCCACTACGCCGTCTGGCCTCCCGAGCTCGTGCGGCTCCTGGTCTACGAGATGTGCCCCCGGCGGGTGTGCGTCACTTGCGGGCAGCCATCGCGGCGGGTCAACGAGGCGCTGACGCTGGACTCGTACCGGGCAAGCACCCGGCCGCAGACGATCAAGGCCGTCGCGCTTGCTGACGCCGCAGGACTCACCGACGCTCACATTGCTGCCGTCAGAGCGTTCGGCACCAGCGACGCGGGCAAGGCCCCAACCCTCAACAACGGTGCCGGCAGGAACACCGACGAGGTGAGACGCCTCGCTGCCGAGGCCAAGGCCGTGCTCGGCGGCTACTTCCGTGAGTTCGTCCAGAGCACCACAGCGCAGCGGACGTCGAGCTGGTCGGACTGCGGGCACGACACGTGGCGGCCCGGGCTCGTGCTCGACCCGTTCGTCGGCTCCGGCACCACCCTCGCCGTCGCATCCGGGATGGGCCGCGACTCGATCGGCATCGACCTCGACATGCGCAACGCCCTCCTCGCCCTCGACCGCGTCGGGATCTTCCTCGACATCGACTGGCCCGCTCCCGACTTCACCCTCGCCACCCTCCCGGCCGGTAACCGCGACCGGGCCCACTACCGGCCCTGGCTCCACCGGACCGGCAACGCCGGCCGACGCGTCCGCCACGTCCGGGGTACCGATGACGAACCCCCCGCCCCGGCCCGCTCGGTCGCCCAGCCCAAGCCGCGGCCCGTGGTCACCGTCCGGGCCCCGCTCCTGGCGCCCCAGCCCAGCCTGTTCAGCGACCCCGAGGAGGAGGCCGTGTCAGCGTGACCGACACAACCACCACGTTCAAGCGCCGCAACCACGGATCCGGCCACTCCTACCGGCTCGACGGCAACAAGGTCCCCGGGGTGACCACCATCCTCAACGCCGGCATCCCCAAGCCCGGCCTCATCGGCTGGGCCGGCTCGACCGTCGCCGAATACGTGGTCGACCGGCTCGTGCTCAAGGACGGCCACTACTACGCCGACGACCTCGTAGCCGACGTCCGCGCGACCGCCAAGTACCCCATCCCGCACGGCCTCCCACGAGTGAAGCTCGCCCGCGAGCTCTCGTTCGCCCCCAACCGCCAGCGCGACGCAGGCGCCAACAAGGGCGGCAAGGTCCACCGGCTCGCCATGACCCTCGCCGCCAAGGGCGAGGCCGACGTCCCCGACGAACTCATCGGCTACGTCGACGCCTACCTGTCGTGGCGCGACCAGTGGAACCCCACAGGCGAGCTGGTCGAGCGACCGGTCCTCAACCGCACCGTGTTCTACGCGGGCACGTTCGACCTTGTAGGGCAGCTCGGCATCGCCGCTTGCGCGGTCTGCGCGGACCCCGAGTGCGACGGGGTCTGCCTGGTCGACTGGAAGACCGGCCAGTCTGGGATCTTCGGTGAGACCGCGCTCCAGTGCGCCGGCTACCGGTACGCCGAGGTCTACATCGATGACGACGGCAACGAGCAGCCCATGCCCGCCATCGACCACTGCCTCGGGGTGTGGCTGCGCCCCGACCGCACCCACGACACCTACCAGCTGACCGCCGGACCCGACGAGTTCCGGCTGTTCCGCTACGCCTACGAGATCGCCAAGTTCCTCGCCGGCCCGGACCTGTTCGGCCTCGACGGAGAGGAAGCCCCCGTCCGCGGCGTCATCTCCGCACCCATCAGCCCCCGCACCCCGACCACCACCGAGGCCGCGTCATGACCTACCTCTGCCACATCAGCCAGCAACCCCCGGGAGTCGAATGGCCCGACGCAGGCGAGGGCATCTGTTGCGACGGTGCCGCCGAGTACGGACCCTCGGGCTGCCTCTGCTGGGAACCCATCTACGACCTCGACCAGGTCGCCGAGCTCGATGAGGAAGGCCCAGGGCTACGGGCCAGCCCCTGCGATGACTGCGCCTACCGCGGTGGCTCACCCGAGCGCCGCGGCGAGGAGCACGTCAGCGGCACCCCCGCTCTGCTCGGTGCGATCGTCGAGGCGAACCAGCCTTGCTTCTGTCATCAGGGCATCCGGCGGATCGTCGGGTTCCGGCACCCGTCGGGCGTGACCCTGACACCGGACATTCCGCTGCTTGAGGCCGCGTACCGGCCTCCGATTGAGCACGGCATCCCACACAGAGCCGACGGCCGCCCCGCCGACCTCTGCGCCGGCTGGGCCGCTGCTCGACTCGGCCAAGGGGCCCGGTCATGACCGTCCCGGTCGATGCCGAGGTCGTAGATCGTGACCCCCGCGCCGACATGCTCGCTGACTGGTCGCGGGCTCAAGGCGCATTCAACGATCTACGACGGGTCGCCCGCTCTGCCGGCGCCATCTACGGCGACGCCCTCGGCCTGGTGCTTGAACGGCGCCTTGAGGCCGCACAGGAGCGGTACGAGGACGCGCTCAACGCCGCGGAACGGCTTATCGGGCAGCCCAGCGAGCAGGCCCACCCCGATGACAACGAGGAGCCGTTCTAAGTGGCCACCTGTCGCCCCTGCCGCGGCCCCATCGTGTGGATGGTCACGGTCAAGGGCCGGCGCGTCCCGGTCCACGCAGCCCGCGGCAGCGACCAGGTAACCCGGCCGCTCCGGGTGCCCGACGGGAACCTCGCCCTGACCGGTCGCTACCGCCGCGTCGGCCGGCAGCGGATCCCCGAGGTCGCGGTCGTCGCCCCCGGGCAGGGCGCCTACGTCTCGCACGTCGGCCGGTGCCCCAAGCCCCGCAGCCACACCCCACGGGAGACGGTCACATGACAGAATCCGAGAGGCTTGACGCCGACACCGGCGAGGTCCCGATCGTCGAGTGTGAGCGTCCGGCGCACGCCGACGGCCACCACGGCCCGGAGTGCCACGATTGGGAGGCCGAGCCTGGCGGTGTCGATGAGCTCGAGCTCCAGCGGGTCGAGGTCATCGATGTGCGGCCGAACGACGTGATCGTGGTCACCGTCGCCACGCACATCGATGACCAGAAGGCCGGGCTCATCAGGACCCGCCTCGCCAGCCGCTTCCGGGAGAACCGCGTGGTCATCGTAAACGACCTCGTTCGCCTCGACGTCTACCGGCCCGCTGGCCACGAGTGCCAGCTGTGCCCGCAGTCGTTCGAGCGGCCCCAAGACCTCACCCGCCACTACATCGATGAGCACGGCGCGAGCACACGACCCGCCGCGGCGACCGAGGAGCCGGGCGGATGAGCCTCGTGACGATGGACTCTGGCGGACAGCTGGCCCCCGCCGTCCCGGCGACCGCCGGACCCGTCTCACTCCGCGATGAGCTGGCGATCTGGCAAGACGCGTTCGAGTTCGCCAAGGTCATCAGCCCGACCGAGCTGGTCCCCAAGGCGTTCCGCAACAACCCGGCCGCGGTCATGGCCGTCATCATCAAGGGCGCCGAGCTCGGGGTGCCAGCGCTCCACGCGCTCAGCCAAGTGCACCTCATCGATGGCCGCCCATGCGTCGCCGCCGAGCTACAGCGGGCCCTCATCCTGTCCAAGGGCCACGAGATCTGGACCGAGGAAATGTCGATCACCCGCGTCACGCTCTGCGGGCAGCGCCAAGGCCGCGAGCACGTCCAGAAGGTCACCTGGACCACCGATGACGCCAAGCGCGCCAACCTGCTCAGCAAGCCGAACTGGCGCAACTACCCGCGGGCCATGCTCCTCGCCCGCGCCTCGGGCGAACTCGCCCGGATCATGTTCGCCGACGTCATCGCCGGTATGTCCTACAACCTGGAGGAACTCACCGACGGAGTCGATGTCCCCGAGCTGACCGCCGGAGACAAACAGACCGCTGACAAGCCGGTCACGCACAAGCGGACCACGAGGACGGGCCGCCGACCGGCCAGCGGGAAAGCGCTGCCCTCAGGGGGAGCAGCGCCCGAGGAGGGGCCACCCGCGGACAGGGCAGACCGGGTGGCCCCACCTCCCCTCCCCGGCGATGACGAACCAGCCGAGGTACTCACCGGCCGGGCCCAGGCCATCGCCATGCAAGCACGCCGAGCCGGCATCGACCACCACCAAGTTGTATCGGCCGTCACGAACGGGCGGACCAACACCGCCAAAGACCTCAGCGACACCGACGCCGCCGCTGTCCTCCAGGCCATCGCCGACCTCGCCGCGGAGCGGATCCGGCTCGAACAAGACGACGACGGGGCCTGGCGGCTCATCGGCGACGAGACCGGCGACCCGCCGCCGGCCCCGCCGCTGGCCCAGGAGGACAAGCCCGACCTGGTCGACCGCGTCAACGACATCCGGAACGCCCAGGCCGACCGCAAGCGCGGCGGTCAACAGACCTTGCCAACCAACCCCGAGGAGGGGCCAGCATGAGCGTCACCGTCCGAGCGAAGCTGCCCAAGGGCGACAGCAACGGGCTCGCCACCTGGGAACGCAAGCTCGCCGAGAACCCCGACACCCCCATCCCCGTGGTCGGCCTCCTGATGACCGACACCATCGAGGCCCGCCCACATGACGACGATGACCCCCAAGTCGTCAAGTGCGTGTTCGTCGGCATCGAGGCGGTCGGCGACGCCAAGACGGCAGCCCAGGTCGAGACCCTCGTTCGGGAGGCCTACCAGGCCCGCACGGGCCGGCTTGCGCTCCCGTTCGAGGACGCCGACGACTGACGGCCCGTGCTCGCGCCGACACCTCACCCGGTGGTGACCGACGCTGCCGTCATGTTCACCGTTCACGGCAGCCCGGCACCCCAGGGCTCGAAGAGAGCGTTCCGGAACCAGCACACGGGCCGGGTCCAGATGACCGAGTCATCGAAGCGTGTCGCACCTTGGCGGCAGGACGTCAAGCACGCCGCGTTAGAGGTCATCGGGGAGTCGTGGGTACTGCTCGATGGACCGCTCGCGGTGTCGATGGTCTTCACGTTCCCGCGGCCTAGGAGCCACTGGCGCACCGGCCGCAACGCCCATCTCCTGCGCGACTCGGCACCGGCACGGCCCTCCGGGGCACCCGACCTCTCCAAGCTGATCCGAGCCACGGAGGACGCCCTCAACGGCGTGGTGTGGACCGACGATGCCCGGGTGGTCGAGTACGTGCGGCTCGGGAAGTTCTACGCCGGCACCCCTGTCGGCGACGTCCTCACCACCCCCGGCTGCGTCATCCGGATCTGGTCGCTGTGACCTGGTTCAAGGTCGACGACCACCTCTGGAGCCACATCAAGTGGCACCGCGTCTCACCGGCAGCCCGCGGCCTGTGGGCCACCGCCGGATCATGGAGCGCCGACCAGCTCACCGACGGCCACGTCCCCCGGGAGATGCTCGGCATCCTCGGCGGAACCACCCGCCACGCTCAACAGCTGGTCGACGCTGGCCTCTGGGAGCGGGTCGATGACGGTTGGCAGTTCCACGAGTGGGCGGCCGACTCAGACGGCACACCCCGCAACCCGACCCGACAGGAGGTCGAGCGAGACAGGGCCGCGGCCCGCGAACGCCAGCGACGCGCCCGAGAGAAGGCGACCGCAGCACGCGTCACGCGTGACAACGACCGTGACGCGCGTGGTGACTCACCCCCTGGGTCACGCGTTAGTAACGGTCCCCCCGACCCGACCCGACCTTATGACAGCAAGGGGGGAGACAACTCACAGGCCGCGGCCGACCGGCCACCCCCCCCTCGATGTGCCGATCACCTCGACCACCAGGGCCGCGTACCACCCTGCCCGGCCTGCGCCGACGCCCGACGAGCCAGGGACATCTGGGCTGCCGGGCACCCTGACCAGGTGGTCTCGCCGCTCGACCAGCCGCTCGACCGCCAGCAGCGCGCAGACCTGGCGCGGGCCGAGCGAGCCACGCTGGCGCGGGCTCAAGAAGCCCCCGTGGTGCTCGAAACCGACGGCACCGGACCCAGAAATGCTCGCGATTCGCTCCGGAAACGATCCTGATATGCCGCTAAATCGGATCTGCCCGGGGTGCAAGCGAATGGTCCCGATTCTCCCGCCACGGCCGCTGGCCAACTCGTCAGCGGAGCGGCTCGGATGGCGGCGCCGGCACCACAGCACCAACCGCCACGACCTCTCCAGCCCGCTGAGTGTGCGCTGCCGCTACCCGCGCACGCTCGCCCCCGAGGAGTGCCCACGCGAGGAAGGAAGCCATCCATGACCACCGACACCCCGACCCCCGCCCCAGAGGTCACCGCCAGCGATGAGCTAAGGCTCCTCGGGCAGATCCTCACTCGGGTAGACAAGCTCTCGCCGGCCAGCAAGGCATGGCTCCGGCAGCGGCTCGATGCCGATGCCCGGACTGACGACAGGAGCACCACCACATGACAGTGATCGATGTTCAGCTCATCGGCCGCGAGGACCCCAGGGTCGCCTGGCCCGACCTCGCGAACCCCGACAGCCACGTCATCTACGTCACCGACGGCTGGCAGATCGCCGGGCTGGAGAACGGCACGACCGACGGGCTCCCGTCGGTCGCGCTGCGCCTGAACGCCGAGCTCGACATCGATGACCCCGACGGGGAGGGTGATGTCTTGCCCGTGGCGGTCATCGCGGAGACGACGCTGCGAGCGTGGATCGCGGCGACGTGCGTGCTGCGGGGCCGGTTCCCGGAGGCCTTCACCGGGACTCCGCTGGCGGAGACCTGAGCAGTGGACGTCGCACCCCCGCCCGAGCGCCACGACCGCGGCGCGGGGCAGTACGCCCAGTGGAAGTACTGCCCGATGTTCGACTCTGCGCACCCCAACGATGCGGAGCTCTGCTCGTCATCGTGTCGCTGGGCGTGCAACCACCCCGAGGAGCCGCACCGGCTCGGCATCTCGTACGACGCGAACTGCCGGGCGTGCATGATCGCCGCCGAGGCCGCCATCATCAACGGGTCTGGGGAGGAGGGCGGATACTCCGGTCACTCCTTCATCCCGCTTGCGCAGTGGTTCGCCGTCATGGCAGGGACCCGTGAGGTCTTCCTGCGATGAGCCTGGGCCGCTTCGATCCGTCACCCGTGCTGGCGTGGCTCGCCGGCCGCTCCGATCACGAGATCGCCGAGCGGCTCGGGGTCACCGCTACCGCGGTCCGAAGGTGGCGTGACGGCGCCCATCTGCGAGCCGGCACCGCCGACCGGGTTGCCGCGGCGCTCGGTCTGCATCCATCGAACCTCTGGCCGGATTGGTGGACGTCATGAGAGGAGGGTCTGATGCATGACCCGATGGTCGTTGCGTTCGAGGTGCCGTCGCCGTGGCCTCATCGCAGACGATGGAACGAGAAGCGCGACGCCGCGACCCTCGGCAACTGGGGTCTTCATCGGCGCCGCCGAGTCAACCCCGAGAACCTCGGCGAACCGATCTACCCGTGGTGGCGGCCGACGGGCTGGACGCTGCGCCTTGCTGGCCGCACCTACGGGCTCGGGACCATCGCCACGGTCTGGCACATCGAGCCGGGAGGCCGCGACGCCTTCACGGTGTGCAAGCACGCCAGCCGGTGGCGCTGGCACGTGTGGCACTGGAAGATCCAGGTCCACTGGCTGCAACGGCTCCGCCGGTTCCTGTTCGAGCGGTGCATCGAGTGCGGGCACCGGTTCCCGTGGGGTTACTCACCGGTAGCTGGCCGGGTGACCCCCAAAGGCTGGGCCCGGTTCCGCGTCAACCGCGTGAACTTCCACCACGAGTGCGCATCGATGGCTGGACTCCTCCGGGGCCGTGCCAACGATGAGCAGCTCATCCGGCACCTCGTCCGAGCGCTGCGGGCCGAGCGCGGCGGGTTCGAGGCCGACACCCTCGCTCGGCTCGTCGACCCGCCGACCACGACCCTCGACTTCATGCTCGCCCGGCGCCTCTGGCAAGTCATGGGCTACGAGCGTGACGACAACTACGCCCTCGTCAAGGAGGAGTGAACCGATGGAACTCACCACCCTGATCAGCCCCGAGGAGGCCGAGGCGCAGCTCCGGGTCTACGAGGCCCAACTGGCCGAGGAACGCACCGCCGAGGATGACGCCATCCGGGCCGGCTACCGGGCCGCGGCCCGCGGCAACCCGGTCATCGAGCTGTCCACGGCCGTGGCGGCCGGTGGCTGGTTCCGGAACGGGCTGCCTCGCATCGCCGTGGTACGAGCGGACGCCACCGAGTGCTGGGTCAATGTCCGACGCCCGCATTGGGACGGCGCCGAGACCGAGCTCGTGTTCACCGACAACGGGTCGACCCGTGGATGGGCCATGGTCGGCCGCCATCGGGTCGCGGTCAGCGTCCCCACCCCCGAGGTCGTCACGAACCGGGCATGGCGCGGCCGGACCATCGTTCCCTCGATCCCACCGAACCACCGGCCGCGCCGGACCCGCCTGCACCGGTTCCACATCCTGTGGGAGGTCGAGCGCTGGGCCCAGGTCGCTCCTCGCGACCCCGCGCTGCTGCGGCACATCCGCGGCGACCTGTGGGCCGTCATGGCCACCTGGGACCTCACCGACCTGGAGCGGGCCGTCCTCAGCGCCCGACGGTCATGAGCACCACCAGCGCCGCCGCGCCAGCGCGGTGGAACCGAGACGGCGTCGTATCGCTGACCGTCGTGTCCGACCGACCCGACGCGATCGCCCTCGCCATCGATGCCTGCCATTGGGGGCTGGCCAAGCTCGCCGAGAGCGGCATCACGGCCAGCCTCTCGTTGCAGTTCCCCGAGGACGACCCAGAGGCCTAGTGAAGGTCCGCCGGTTCACCATGGACCTGCACCCGGACGACACGCGGCCTCCGGTCGCCGGCGAGGTCGTCCACACCGCCCGAGCGTCCTACCGGGTCACTGGCTCCCGCGAGGTCGATTCGCGGGTCTGGTGCAACCGGTGGTCCCTGACCCTGGAGCGCCTGGCCGACGGCACGCGGCCGGCGCCCGGGGTCAGGGAGTTCTACACCCGCTCCTACCGTCGGGGCGAGACCCCGGCGCAGTTCTTCCCCCCAAGCCCGTTCGGGAGCTGACCCCCATGGCCAACAACTACACCTCGACCGACACATCTACACCTCGACCGTCGCGGGATGGCTCGCGGAGATCGAATACCGGACCGGCTGGGCGCTCAGCGTCAACTACGACCCGCCGCTCGACCTCACCACCCTGGTCGTCCGCGCCACAGTGGAGGACGCACGCCGGCCGGGCCAGCACGCCGAGATCCAGTTCGTGCTGTCAGTGCCGCCCTTCCTGGAGAAGGCCTCCCAGTTCTACGAGTGGCTGCGCCACGCGCTCATGAGCGGCCCCGAGGCCCATGAGTCCGCTGAGTGGCTCCGGTGGCGCAACAGCCATCAGCCTGTGTTCGATCCTCACCGAACCGGGCCATGAGCGGGCACACCTGCCACGCGGTTGGCTGCCGGACGATGGTGCCACCCCGTCTCCACATGTGCGCGAAGCACTGGCGCATGGTCCCGCGGCAGCTCCAGCGCCGGCTCTGGGCCGAGTACCGGCCCGGCCAGGAACGCGACATGCAACCGACCCCCGCCTACCTGCGAGCCGTCGGCGCGTGCGTCCGGGCCGTAGCGGAGGTCGAGGGTCACCGCCCTGACGTCATCGCCATCGAGGTCGAGATGTACGAGACCTGGGCAACGGCCCTGGAGGCCTCGTGACATGGCACCAGGCGGCGCCCCGCACATCCTGAGGCTGAGACCGGACCTGCGGGAACGTCTCGTCCGTGAGGCCGAGGCGCGGGGCGTACAACCGGGCTGGCTGGCCAACAAGCTCATCGAGGAGAGCCTCGATCGCCTGCTACCCCCCGAGCAGTTCCGTCTCACCCGACCACCCGCGTAGGCTCACCGCTGCGGACCCTGGCCGGGAGAGGTCGCTGAGGTACGTGGTGGTGCTTCACCCCTCCCGGCCACGGTTCCGGGGATCGGCGCCGCCTTCGAGGTACCGGTCCCCCGAACCGCACCCGCGGTACGCTCCCCATCGATGAGACACTGTCTCAGACCGCGGCAGACGGGCCCCTGATGGTCGCCCAGTTCGACATCCGCCCGCGTGCCCTGAACGGCTACCTCCGGCCGGGCAACGCCGCCGCAGTCCCGATCACGTGGCCCGCCGGATCGCTCGCCGGTCGCACGTTCACGAGCACCCTCAACGCCCTCGCCGTGACGGTCTCGATCAACGGCGACGTGATGACGATCACCGTCCCCGAAACCCAGACCGACGACCTCCCCATCGAGCGCGCGGTCGAATGGCTCCTCACCGACACCACCGGCGGCATAAGCGATGTGATCCTCAAGGGCCGCTGGACCGCCTCGAACGACGCCGCACCAACCCTCACCCAAGGGTCGACGATCGTCATCGACGCGAACGGGTCGATCAGCCTCGACATCAGCGGCGAGGCCTCGCTCACCGCCCACAAGAACCGTCTCCACAAGGCCAACACCCGCGTCCCGGCCGGCTGGGGCGAGAACGCCTGGTTCCTCGGCCGCGACCTCGCTGACACCCAGATCGTCGGAGTCGACTTCTGGTCCGACAGCATCGGCACCGACGGAGTCGGGGTCAGCCCCGCGAGCAGTCAACGCACCCTCGGGGTTGCTGGCCTGCTCGAGACCGGCCTCCAGGCCGAGCTGGGCGACGGCGGCAGCGGCTACCTCCCCGGATCCACGGCGTACGCCACCCAGACCGGCACATGGACCGCCGAGGTCGGATTCGGCGGAGTCGGGTTCCGAGCTACCGCGGCAGCAACCATGGAGTGGACCGGGCTACGCGGGAAGAAGATTCGGTTCTTCCACCGGAATCAGAACATCACCGGCCAGTTCCGCTACAGCGTCGATGGCGGAGCGTTCACAACCGTCACCACCCCCGCCGGTTTCGGGCTCGACCCCAACAGCATCGACATCACCGGTCTCAGCGAGTCCGGCACCCACACATTCCGGGTCGAATGGGTCTCGGGCACAGTTGTCGCCCACGGCGTCTACGCCGAGAAGACCACCGGGGTCAACATCCGCCGGTTCGGGGCCTCTGGCCGAGCTGCCGCCCACTACTCGTACTCGTCGCTCGGCCGGTTCAAGGTCAACACCAGCAACGGCTCCCCGACCGTCACATGTGACGCACCCGGCTGGTTCAATTCCAGCCTGATCGGCAAGTACCTCCAGGGCAGCGGTATCCCGGTCTCGGCGAAGATCACCGCGGTCGCCTCGAACGTGAGCCTGACCATCGACAAGAACGCCACGGCCACGGCCACCGGAGTCGATGTCGATGTGTGCCTACAAGACACCGTCGGCATCGGAGTACCCGGCGCGACGACGAACTTCGAGCCGTTCCTCAACTCCACGGGATGCGGCCGCCCCCACCTCCTCATCGTCATGCTGGGAGCCAACGACCCGGCCAACGCGGACGTGACCGCCCGCCAGTTCCGGGACGGATACAGCCGCATCCTCAAGCCCTACTACAGCTCCTCCGCCTCAGCGCTCGCGCCCAGCCTCATCGTCGACCAAGAGCACCAGGGCAACTGGTTCGACATCTACGGCCGCTGGCCCGAAATGACCTCGGTCATGGACTCGATCGCCGCCGGAATGGGTGGCGTCTACCTCGACCACTGGGGCATCGGCCACCGCCAACACCAGTACATGGAGGATCAAGGCTGGGCCGCCGACGCCATCCACCCCAGCACCCTCGGCCACCGAGAGCTGTACTACGAGCCGCTGTTCGATGTCTGCATGATGACGCCCTAACCCCAGAGGAGCCACCCCATGGCCACCCCCCGAAGACGCCAACACGGCAAGGGCCGGCAACGCCGCAAGAGCTGGCACCGCGGCGACGGCGAGGCCCGGCTCTGGGCCAGCCTCGACCTCCCCGAGCTCGGCACCGGAGAACCACCCACCGGGGCGCCAAGCCCGCTTCACCTCAACCGCCGCACCGGCAACACCAACCGAGGCGACGCCCTCTGATGTTCGAGAACCTCACGACCGACGACATCATCACCGCCTGGTCCGAGCAGGTGCTCGCCGACGCCATCGCAGGCCGGCCCAGCCGCAGCCCCGTCTCACGGTTCGAGCTCCACATCCGCCTGTCGATCCTCAACGAGACCAAGCGACCCCTGGCCCAGCTCCGCTACGGAGGCTGACCCCTGCCCTGGCGCCCCCACCACCCCTGCACCTACCCCCACTGCCGCACCCTGGTCCCCCCAGGCACCTCCCGATGCGACCGCCACACCCCCACCCC